GGGGGGGCACATGGACTTTGAAAGGGTGAGGGGGTGGGGGTATAAGTATACCTCGCAGATCAAAGCCCCCCAAACCAAATACCTAAAATTGTTGACCATGCAAAGTTTGTATACTATACCGCCCGTATGAACAAACGAGACCTCCCCGCAGCCGAGCTTTTGCGCCACCTATTCCGCTATGACCCGGAGACGGGTGAGTTATTTTGGCGCAACCCAACACACCCCCACTGCACTAAGGGTCCGATACGGACTTCGAGTCATGGGTATCTCACCGTGTGTCTAAAAGACCGGGCCTATAAACAGCACCGAATTATCTGGGCCATGCAGATGGGTAGTATATCGCCCGACATGGAGGTAGATCATATAAACCATGACCGCAGCGATAATCGCTGGACCAATCTGCAACTACTTACGCCCCTCGAAAACCAACGGAAGAAGCCAGCCCAGTACCGACGTAGGCCGCTCGAAGAACGTAAACCCCGGAAGTTGAGACTGAAGTCCTATAGTTCTGGTAAGTGCGCCGTACTGAGATGGGATCATGGGGCCCAGAAATACACGGTCATAGCTAGTTTCGAGACTGTAGCGTCGGCTGTAGAGTACGTAGAAAAGCATCAGGTGTAAAAATTTTCCCGCCCCAAAACCAAGATGTAAAGTTACGACACCTATTGCAACGCCCACACAAAATCGTTACCCTCCCCTCATGGATAGTTTACCTCTTCACCTAACCCGATGGTCTGACAGGCTGGCGTTCGACGTTGCCCTGTGCTTGGAAGGCTCGGGTGAGACCCTCGACGAGATCAAGGACCGCCACAAGATCGACGCCAACGAGTTGTTGGTGTTTAACCGCGACAAGGTTTTCCTCAAACGAGTGGAGACATATCGCGAGGAGGTCCGTGAGAAGGGTCTGACGTTCCGACTGAAGGCGCGGGCACAAGCTGAAGAACTCCTGACAACAAGTTATATGCTGATCCACGACCCCAGTGTGTCGCCAGCAGTGAAGGCAGACCTGATTAAATCCACAGTAAAGTGGGCTGGTCTCGAGCCAAAGAACACAGATAATGATGGCGCAGGTGGCGCAGGTGGCGTTAAGATCATGATAAACCTCGGGTCATCTCCCTTGGATATGCAGGTTGTCGATGCGACTGCGCGTGTCATTGAGGCCAGTGACAACGGCTACGCCGAAGACCACGACGATGATTGAGGAACATGACGGTTATAAATGCTACCGGGTTCGGACTGCTGCTGCCGCAAAACTTATCGAGGGTAAGCTGACAGAGGCTGGCCAGTCGTTCAAAACCAAGATCAACATCACGAAGAAACGCGGCAGAGAGTTTCTTATCCTCCTGCTGGAGTAGCGTGGTGGCCAAAGTAATGTTTAACTGGGTGGCCATTGCGGTCGAAACTGAGGATGATTATGAGTATCATCTGCTACCCCTAGTAGACTTACAGGAGCACGAACCATTTACAGATTGCTGGTGTACACCAGTGTGCGACGAAGACGGACTTGACATCTGGGTACATAACTCGTTGGATCGTCGGGAAGAGTACGAACGAGGAAGGCCAGTGAGCTGATGGCTATCGAGATTAACTATACACCCCCGCCAACTGGCAAGCGGTTCATGGAGAGCAACGCGAAGATGCGTACGCTAACTGGGCCCGTTGGGTCCGGCAAGTCTGTGACCTGCTGCTTTGAGATTGTGCGCCGTGCGTCACAGCAGAACCCTGATGACCGGGGCATACGCCGTTCGCGTGCAGCTGTGGTCCGCGAAACTGCGCGGCAGCTGGAAGATACGACGATCAAGACGTTCCTCGACTGGTTCCCACCCGGGCAGTGCGGGACGTACCTGCGCACAAAGAAGACTTACTTCTTCAAGGTAGGCGACGTTGAGTGCGAGATTATGTTCCGTGCACTGGATGACGCGGATGACGTAGCCAACTTGAACTCCCTCGAGCTTACGTTCGCATGGTTCAACGAGTGCAGAGATATCCACCCAGACATCGTCGATGCCATGTCGAAGCGTGTCGGACGTTTCCCGTCGTCCAAAGATGGCGGTCCAACGTGGCATGGGATGTGGGGCGATACCAACCCGCCGACTATGGATACGTGGTGGTACTACCAGATGGAGAAGCTCGACCCCAAGGACGGCGTGTCTCCCAACGAGAATGGCTGGGATGTATTCAAGCAGCCGTCAGGTCGCAGTCCCTACGCAGAGAACATCGAGAACCTGCCAGACGGGTACTATGACACACTGGGTCGGTCAGAGGAGTATATCCGGGTTTTCATCGACGGGGACTATGGTCTGTCGTCAGCTGGCCAGCCAGTATACAAGTATTTCCGGTCTGATTACCACATGGCGAAGCAGTTTATCCGGCCCATAAGTAACGGATTACGGCCCATAATCATAGGGATGGACCTTGGTTTGACGCCAGCAGCGGTCATCGGACAGCAGGACCCACGGGGTCGGGCGCTGATACTTGGCGAGGCTGTCAGCTTTGACATGGGCATTCAGAGGTTTATTCGGACTGTACTCAAGCCGATGCTGTATGAAAAATTCAGCGGATGCCCGGTTCTCGTCGTGACTGACCCTGCGGGTGTCCAGCGTGCGCAGACTGATGAGCGCAGTGCAGTGGATATTATCAAAGCTGAGGGGATGAAGGTCATAGCAGCGCGGACGAACAGCGTTTCTGCACGCATCAGCGCGGTTGATGAGTATCTCATGCGTCAAGTTGACGGTGATCCGGGCTTCCTGCTTGATCCACGGTGCACGGCATTGAAAGCTGCGATGATGGGGGGCTATCGGTTCAAACCCAAGAGCGATGGGGCCATCGACAAGAACAAACACAGTCACGTTGCCGAAGCCTTACAGTATCTCTGCCTCCATCTGCACAGTGGTGGAGAGGCAGGGCATCTTGCAGCGCGGCGCGAAGTCAAACAGGTAGCATCGACCGGATGGACATGAGCAAAGTGTTTTGCCTGTTGCCTACTCCGCCATGTCGTGTTAAGTTTGCGCGAACATTTCGGTAGGTGCGAGCATGACCACGTATATTACAAATCCGAAGACACCCCGCAGTAAATAATGGCGGGTCTTAGCTTCCTCCGCGTTGTCAACAACGAAGACCTTGCTCGTCAAGAGAAGGCTGACAGTGATCGTGCGCTGCAAGACCGCCAGAATCAGCCAGTTATCCTTGGTTTAACTGGCTATCTTCGTCAGTGCTGGGATGTGGCTGCGATGGCCAAGCGCCCTATCGAACAGATTATGCTACGCGCTATGCGCCAGCGCAACGGTGAATACGAAGCGGATAAGCTGCAAGGTATCAGAGCCCAAGGTGGTTCTGAGATTTATATGATGATAACCGAGGTAAAGTGTCGGGCGGCTGAGAGCTGGCTGCGCGATATTCTCCTCGAGACCGGGTCTCCGCCATGGAGCTTGGACCCTACACCTATTCCAGACCTGTCACCCACACAGTCTCGCGAAGTCCAACAGGCTTTTGCTGAGAAGGTGCTGGAGCTTGTGCAGTCCTCGGGTCAAGCACCCGGCGCTGCGCAGATGACTGAGATCAAAGAGACAGTCTCGCAAGACTACCGCTTCGCAATCCTCCAGCAGTCGCAGAACCGCGCTGACCGGATGAAGACGAAGATCGAAGACCAGTTCGCACAGGGCGGATGGGGTACAGCGTTCAACGATTTCGTTACTGACCTTGTCACGTTCCCAGCAGCGTTTGTCAAAGGCCCGATTGTACGCAGACAGCGTACTTTAGGATGGAAAACATCACCTGATGGCAAGACAATGGTCGAGCCTATCGAGCGTCTTGGACCTGAGTACGAGCGTGTTGATCCGTTCCGCATCTACCCTGAGCCGGGCATCAGCACCATCGACGAAGGATATCTGTTCGAGCACCACCGCTTGTCACGCATGGAGTTGTCTGATCTTATCGGTGTGCCCGGTTATGACGATGACGCCATCCGCAAAGTCCTTGAGATTGGTAATGGCCAGTCGTGGATTGGCGAAGACGTTGAGCTCCAGAAGGACGAGGAAGAGCGCAAGTATTACAGCTACATGCGTCCGACAACTGAGTTCGATGCACTAGAATTTTGGGGCAAAGTCAGCGGTAAAATGCTGATTGAGTGGGGTTTAACCGAGGATGAGGTCCCCGATTCGGCCCGTGAGTATGATGCAAACGTCTGGCTTGTAGGTAACTACGTTGTCAAGGCGGTGCTGAACTACGACCCATTGGGTGAGAAACCCTACGCAAAAACCAGCTTTATCAAGTGCCCCGGTGCATTCTGGGGTAAGGGTATACCTGAGATCATCGAAGACCTTCAGGGTGTTTGCAATGCAGCTACCCGCGCACTGGTCAACAACATGGGGATTGCTTCAGGTCCGCAGGTTGAGGTCAACCTTGACCGCATTCCAGCCAACGAAGACATCACACAACTCTCACCGTGGAAAATCTGGCAGACAGTCAACGACCCTGTCGGTTCTTCCTCGGCGGCTATTCGCTTTACCCAACCGGAGTCCCGTGCTTCCGAGTTGATGTCCGTCTACGAACGCTTCTCCCGTCTCGCAGATGACCACTCGGGGATTCCGGCCTATGTGTATGGCGATCTGAATGTGCAGGGGGCTGGCCGGACTTCATCAGGTCTTTCGATGCTGATGGGCGCGGCGGGCAAAGGCATACGTCAGGTCGTCATGCACATAGACGCAGATGTGGTAAAGCCCATCGTGCAGCGTCAGTTCGTGTACAACATGCGCTACGATCCAGACGAATCAATCAAGGGCGACGTTCAGGTATTGGCCAAGGGTGCCATCAACCTCGCAGTCAAGGAGACTGTCAACGTCCGCCGCATCGAGTTCCTCAACGCAACCGCCAATGAGTTCGATATGGACATCATCGGTAAGGATGGCCGCGCCGCAATTCTACGCGAGGTGGCTAAAGGGTTGCAAATGTCCGCGGACGAAGTCGTCCCATCGCGGGAGAAAGCCGCTTACAATCAGCAACAGGACGCAATCGCGGCCAGTGCTGCTGCGCAAATGCAGCAGACACAGCCAGCAGCCCCTGCACCAACTGATGCAAGCGGCGCACCCAAAGGTGGGATGGAAGGTAACACGGTCAGTAGTCGTGTGAGTGGGGCGGCGGCATGAACCGACCAACCCCTCAAGTGACTAAAGCTCTTGCCGCATCTGTTCGGCAGTTCCCAGTTCTACTGGAGTGGCTGCGTGAATGGGAGTTGCAGGAACTACGTCGGCTGCCTAGCGTAGTCGACAACACTGGTATCTATCAGGGCAGATGCCAAGTGCTCGGTGAACTCACAAAGTTCGCCAACGACGCCCCCAACCTAGCGGCCCAAGGGGCCGACTAATCAAGCTCACAGATTGGAGCAAATAAATGGCAATTCCAGAGCAAGTACGTAAACAGTCCGAAGCTGTACAAGAGTTGTACAAGCAGTTAAATGATGACGATAGCACAAGCGTTACCGCTGAGGCTGCCGAAGAAGTCGTTGAACCTGCTAGTGAAACCCCTCCGGCTGACGCGAATGACAACGAACAACATGCTCAAGTATCGGGAGACGAACAAACTTCCGGTGCGACAAACCAAGACGACGAGAACTCTGAGACTTATGCTCAGAGGTGGCGTTCTCTTCAGGGGTCATACAATGCCACAGTTCGGCAGAAAACCGAACTAGAAGATCGTGTCGTACAGATGGAGCAGCTTCTAGCTGCGCTATCGGAGAAAGGCTCGGCACCAGCTCAGGCATCAGAGCCAGCACAAGTCCAACGATTTGTGTCTGACGATGATATCAGTGAGTATGGTGAATCGATTGATGTAATGCGTAATGTCAGCCGCGAGGAACTTGTTCCTGTGGCCCAGCGCCTTGCTCACATCGAGGGTCTCCTTCAGCAGATGCAAGCTAATGTAGTTCCGCAGGTACGCGCTGTCGCTCAACGGCAGCACGCTTCAGCAGAGCAACAGTTTTGGTCTGACTTAACGACATTTGTACCCGAATGGCGTAGCGTAAATGACAATCCAGACTTCCAGTCTTGGTTGCTTGACGTTGATCCACTAACGGGTGCTGCACGGCAGACCTTCCTTGATGAGGCCCAACGCTCGCTCGATGCGAATCGAGTTAGTGCGTTCTTCCAAACTTGGCTTGATACTTCTGGACAAGTCTTTGTTCCCCAATCCACCCCCGCTGCGGCTAACGAGCTGGAGAAGCAGGTTGCCCCGGGTCGCTCACGCGGCTCAGGCGCTCCATCTTCGAAGGCAGCCAAGACCTACGCACCAGACGACATTAAGGATTTCTTTAACGCCGTCCGACTGGGTAAGTACAAAGGTCGTGAACCAGAGCGGGACCGTATAGAGCGCGATATATTTGCGGCGCAACGAGAAGGCCGCATTACCGCGAACGCTTGATTATTGAAAGGTAAATTTTATGGTATATCCTGTTTCGTCTGGTCGCCCGAACTACTCGGGTAACTTCATTCCTGAAATCTGGTCGGGCAAACTGATCGAGAATTTCTACGACGCCACCGTGCTCGCAGCAATCTCGAACACCGACTACGAAGGTGAAATCCGTCAGTACGGCGACACCGTCAACATCCGCACCACACCGGAAATCACGATCCGTGATTACGTGAAAGGTCAAGCGTTGACTGTCGAAAATCCCGACAAGCCAAAGCTCCAGTTGCTCATCGATAAGGGCGAGTACTTCGCTTGCGTCGAAGACGATGTAGATAAAGTTCAGTCGGACATCAACCTGATGGACACTTGGTCGAAGGACGCTTCCGAGCGTATGAAGATCAAGATCGATCAGCGCGTTCTGACCGACATCTTGCCGGGCATTTCGGCTACCAACAAGGGTGCAAACGCTGGTGAGCAGTCGGCATCGTTCAACCTCGGCACGACTGGCGCTCCGCTGACCGTGACTAAGGATGGCGCTGGCGGCACTGCATCCGTGATCGACTTGATCGTCGACATGGGTACTGTTCTCGACGAAGCCAATGCTCCTGAAGCTGACCGCTTCCTCGTCATTCCTGCCAAGATGGCTGGTCTGATTAAGAAGTCGGAACTGAAGGACGCATCGTTGACAGGCGACAGCATGTCAGTGGTTCGTAACGGACGCCTCGGCATGGTTGATCGTTTCACGATCTACGTAAGCCACAACCTGTACGTATCTTCGGGTAAGTACAACATCTTGTCAGGTCACAAGATGGGCTTCACCTTCGCTTCGCAGATGACCAACATGGAAACCATCCGGTCGGAATCGACCTTCGGTAACATCATCCGTGGTCTTCAGGTTTATGGCTACGAAGTCATCAAGCCAGAAGCTCTCTCGACTGCTGTAATCCAGTTCTAAAATGGTGGGGGCTCCGGCCCCCATCTACTTCTGAAAGGTAAAATAATGACTGCATTCACTGACTCGCTCGGCTTCAACAAGGGTGTCGCTGCATACCCAGATGGCCAAGCCGTATATAAGTTTGAAGTCGAACTCGACTTCGCCCAGATCGTTGCTGCTCGTGCCGCAGCTGGTGCCACCGCATTGGCTGCTACCGACACGCTTCAGGTTATCGCGCTCCCAGCATACTCTGTTGTTCTGGCCGCTGGCCTGAACGTAGTTTCGGCTGAGACGACCAACACCACTGCGACGTTCGACTTTGGTTACACAGGCGGCACACCTGCTGCTGCTAACGTGTATGCCGATGACGCTGCGTCCAACGCAGTAGCAATGGACTCGGACAACCTTGCTAACCCAACTGTCATCAAGACAGCGGATACCATCGACATCCTTCTCAACACTGCGGCTCCGGCCAATGCTGTTGTTAAGGCATGGGCCATCGTCGCTAACTGCGGTTAATCGGTACGGGCTGTCGTCACTGGCAGCCCCACCTTTTGAAAGGAAAACACCATGGGTGTCTATAGAGGTATTACCCAAGATAACGTGACAATCAACGGCGGCACGCTGTACAATGTTTCGGTGTCCGGCAACGTCGATGCCTCAGCTGGTTATATCCAGCTTCGCACTGCCACTGCTACTCAGATTGCTGCAATCGGTAACGCAGTAAATACTACTGGTAAGAAAGCGGGCACAGTCGTGTTCGACACAACCAACAGCAAGATCAAGGTCGCGACTGGCGCAACTGCCGCCTCGACTTGGGTCGATGCAGCTGGTACAAACGCCGTCACGCCCGCATAAACGGTGGGGGCTTCGGCCCCCACTAATACAGGACTTCGACTATGCCAACTAATCTAACAGGCTTTCAGATCAACTCCACCTATCGGCAGATATTGCATATCAGCGATGGACCTACAGCCACAGAAAAAGTTGTGCATAGCGGCACCGGAGTTGCAACAGCATTGCGCTTGGGCACTACGTCGATGTCCGGGACGTTCTCGAACATAGCTTTCACAGACCAAGCAGCGGCGCGAGTAAGCATGGGCCTCGGCTCCATGTCCACGCAGAACGCAAGCAGTGTGGCTATCACTGGCGGGTCACTCACAAACGTAACTTTCACTGGTAGTTTTAGCGGCATCACGCTGATCGACGCAGATAAGTTCACCACAAAAGCTGGCACTGATGGGATATCCCTTCAGGACAATAGCATCTTCGCTGAGGGTGTTAGTGCCAATCTCGACATCAGCCTCACGCCCAAGGGTACAGGTAGCGTAAACATCACCAAGGTGAATATCGACGCTGGCACAATCGACGGCACCACTGTGGGGGCAACAGTTCCAGCTGCGATACACGGCACGACTATCGAGGCCACGACATCAATCGGTTACCCCACTGGAGCGGGCGGCGCTGTTACTCAGGCGACGAGCCGTACGACAGGTGTCACCCTCAATAAGATTACAGGCCAGATCACTCTGTTCGCAGGGTCACTCGCTGGGCATGATGCCGATGAGTTCACGCTGACTAACAGCGCCATTGGGGCAAACGATGTTATCGTCCTCGGTATCAAGAACGGTTGTGCTGCGGGTACGCGGAAATACTATCAGGTGCATGTTGTCGCACAGGCTGCTGGTTCCTGCGTTATCTCTGTGGGGAATATCGACAACGCGACCATCCCGTCTACGGGCACCGACAGTCCGGTGTTGCAGTTCGCTGTAATCAAGGGGGCGATAGCGTAATGGCTAAGACACCAGCATGGACCCGCAAGGAAGGCAAGGACCCAAAAGGTGGCCTGAACGCCAAGGGTCGTGCATCATACAACAAGGCTAACCCCGGCAAGCCCGGGCTCAAGGCTCCGCAACCCGGAGGTGGCCCCCGCAAGGAGTCATTCTGTGCGCGGATGACAGGCATGAAGAAGAAGCTCACCTCAGAGAAAACCGCTCGTGATCCTAACTCACGGATCAACAAGAGCCTCAAAGCATGGAACTGTTGATAGTATGGCAAAAGCACCTAACAAGATCGCCAAGGTAATGGGCGAATTTAAGCGTGGCACGCTTCATGCGGGTCGTGATCCCAAAGGCCCAAAGAAAGCACCGCTGGCCAAGTCTCGTAAGCAAGCTATCGCCATCGCACTGAGCGAAGCCGGTAAATCCAAGAAGAAGTAAAGGATACTCAAATGCCAATGAACAAAGGAACTAAGGTTTTAGGCGCTTCACCAGCGGCAAAGATGGAGCGGGCTGCTATCGCTAACCGTAGTACTCCTGCCAGAACCGCAGCAGCAATGAAAATTGCAGCTCAAGAAGGTACGACAAATGCGTCGGGCGGACGCCCAGCGGCGAAGCCAACACCAAAGCCTACGAGCAGAATGCCACTTGTAGATAAGTTTGTAGGTACACTAAAGAAAGAGAGCACCCCGTACACCATGGGCGGCTCGAAGAAATAAGGAGATTAAAATGTCCGAGAAACAATTTATCCGCGTCATCAAAGATGGCTTCATTTACGACTACAACGCCCGCATGGCGGCGCTTGCTTCGTGTGAAGTTATCTCAGAACTGCAAGCGTTCCCTGAGCGTTTCGTACCAGAGCACGCAGTTAAGCGCGTCAAGAAGCCAGTCGTCAAGGCACAGGCTGAGGTTGTCGCACCCAAGGGTCTCAATCTTGCTACTGACATTCCTGTCGAACCAGTGTATACAGACCCAGAGCTGGCCGCAGAGGCTGGTAGGAACTGGCCTGAATGAAACCATCGGATATCATCACTGAGGCACGAGCACTAGTTCAGGACTCACGCACACCGTACCGCTACAGCGACACCCTCATGCTTGGTTGGGTGAATCAAACGCTGAAGCGCATGGTAATGCTGCGTCCTGACTTGTTCTCCCTCATTGGTGATATCCCTACTACCCCAGACACGGTCCTTCAGAGCTGCCCAGCAGACTCGATGCGACTGGTCGAAGTGTTTCAGGTAAAGAACGGCAACGCTATTACTGAGACAAACCGTGAGTCCCTTGATCGCATCCATCCCAGCTGGGCCGGTGATGCGTCGGGGAACCCGGTGAATTTTATGCGGCATGTCCGCAATCCTAATCGGTTCTTTGTGTACCCACGCCCAGCAGCCGGGGTAGTCCTTGTTGCTGAGTACGTGCAGACACCTGCTGCGTACACGATAAACCAGACTATAAATATGCTATCCGACGCATATTTGCCAGCCGTCGTTGACGGTGTGGTATTCCTTGCCGAGTCGGTAGACGACGAGAATGTAAACTCAGGCCGTGCTAAAATGTTCCAAGACTCGTTCAACCAAGTCCTCGCAGCAGGATTGCAGGTACGAACGATAACTGACACAGAAGCTGGTGGCCTCGATCCGAAGCAGGTGATCTGATGGCTGACCGTGAGTTCGACTCCCTTGTTTCCCGCGTAAGCGTTAGCGCACCGGGTTGTCCTAACTTCCTTATCAACTCGGCTATCCGGAACGCAGCTATCCGGACCTGTGAGCGTACGCTGTATTGGCGTCACGCAGAGGTTCCGTATAACTTAACTCCAGCGGTGCATCAGTATCTCTACCGCAAACCAGCCGAGTCTGACGTACACGCTGTGTTTGTCGCGACAGTCAATGGCTCTCCGCTCGACCGTATCACGTTGGAAGAAGCGTTTATGCGCTACCCAGCATGGGCTGATCTGTACAGCGGTGTACCCTACGAGGAGCTCTGGTCTGATACCGGGGCATTCAACGGTGCTGAGTTCAACGAGAACACATTAAACGGCGGGTCATCGTTTACGGCGACTGACGCTGCGCTTGAGAAGACCAGCGATCCTCGCGTCTTCACCCAGATTAACCCAGACCAGTTCATTGTCCTTCCCTCACCGAGCGACGACAAACCGTTCAGTCTCAGGTTGGTGTATGCCCTGAAACCCAAGCGCGATGCCACGGGTATGCCAGAGTATATATTCAACGAACTCGAGGATACGATCTACCACGGCGCTCTCCAAGAGCTTATGGTTGTACCCAATCAACCGTGGAAAGATTTAGAGTTAGCGGCCTATCATGCCAAGCAGTACACATACTGCGTGACTGAGAGGCGTGCCCGTGCTAATCTAGGCAACATGCGGGGTGTCATGCACGTTCAAATGCGCCCCTTCGGGTGACGGAGTTATTAGATGGCAGTCAAACTCAAGAATAATGCTCGAGGGTTCCTCAGCGTAGCTATCACACAGAGTGATACGCAGCTCGTATTAACGAGCGGCACAGGCGCGTCGTTCCCAGTACTCGCAGCTGGTGATACGTTCTTCGCCACACTGGTCTCCGCCGAGGGGATTTCTGAAATCGTGAATGTTACTGTACTGTCTGGCGATACGCTGACCG